AATATTAAAATTCGGCGTGGGCCCCCCTTGTCGCAAGACTTCGTCTTTAAGTAAATGACGTCATTTTCCACTAACTACTTAAATTACCAAAATGCCCTTGCCTCCATGCCTCCACGCCGGTTATAAGATAGAGTTTGAGGCAACCCCTCGGAGTCACAACAACATGCCTTCTGCTAGCAAGAACTTCAGACTCCAATCTAAATATGTTTTCCTTACCTACCCCAAGTGCTCATCTCAAAGAGATGATTTATTCCAGTTTCTCTGGGAGAAACTCACACCTTTTCTTATTTTCTTCCTTGGTGTTGCTTCTGAGCTTCATCAAGATGGCACTACCCACTATCATGCTCTTATCCAGCTTGATAAAAAACCTTGTATTAGGGATCCTTCTTTTTTCGATTTTGAAGGAAATCACCCTAATATCCAGCCAGCTAGAAACTCTAAACAAGTCCTTGATTACATATCAAAGGACGGAGATATTAAAACCAGAGGAGATTTCCGAGATCATAAGGTCTCTCCTCGCAAATCTGACGCACGATGGCGAACTATTATCCAGACTGCAACGTCTAAGGAGGAGTATCTTGACATGATCAAAGAAGAATTCCCTCATGAATGGGCAACAAAGCTTCAATGGCTGGAATATTCAGCCAACAAATTATTTCCTCCACAACCTGAGCAGTACGTGTCGCCCTTCACAGAATCAGATCTCCGCTGCCACGAAGATCTGCACAACTGGAGAGAGACGCACCTATATCATGTAAGCATCGATGCCTACACTTTCATACATCCTGTCTCCTACGATCAAGCACAATCTGACCTTGAGTGGATGGCCGATCTAACCAGGATGAGGGAAGGACTGGGGTCAGACACCCCAGCCTCTACATCTGCGGACCAACTCGTACCGGAAAGACCACCTGGGCTAGAAGTCTCGGGCGACACAACTACTGGAACGGGACCATCGACTTCACCAACTACGATGAACACGCCACCTATAATATCATCGACGACATCCCCTTCAAGTTCGTCCCATTGTGGAAGCAATTAATAGGTTGCCAGTCTGATTTCACTGTCAACCCTAAATATGGAAAAAAGAAGAAAATAAAAGGTGGGATCCCTTCTATAATTCTTTGCAATCCTGACGAAGACTGGATGTTATCAATGACAAGTCAACAGAAGGATTACTTTGAAGATAATTGCGTCACCCACTATATGTGTGACGGGGAGACTTTTTTTGCTCGGGAATCGTCGAGTCACTGAACGTGCCTCTCCTCATACGAGGATATATATAGTGTTATTTTGTTTGGGGTGTTTGTTTTGGATTGTGTTTTTTTGTTTATTTCGTGTGTTATGTAACATATGTAATTTCTATCTACTTGCACAATGAAATATATTCATAAAATAATCATTTTATTGATTTCCAACTGACTTGAAGTACACTCGGAAATAACCATTTACATATACATCGGACTTTTGGGAAGGAGCACCAACAATGTAAAGGGCTCCTTCCTTTATATCACCAACATCACCCGTTGCACTATTTTTCCACTCTGTGGACACACCCAATCTCTTAAAGAACTTATTACAGGACTTAACCTGATTACAAGGCCCAGGCCCATAATAAGTAGCTCCTTGACCTTTGGTTGGGTCAATACCATTGCTCTCCACCACGCATGACCACGTTTTCTTCACCACAAAACGATGGCAAGCAGCCCTAGACACAGTCCACGTCCAAGGATTATGAGGAAACAACGAAGGTCCCTCAAATATATCCCCAGTACTGGGAACATTAGCACCAGGAGACTTGTCGTACACCAGCCAAAAATGAAATGGAGCTCTAAACACTTTCATATAGTGACTAGAGTCCAAGTATATAGTATTCTTGGCCATGAATTTGTATAACACGGTCTTGTTGGTGTGACGACAATTATCGTTGGCACCCTGTGGAAAATTGCTCACAAGATAAGCAGCACCACCGGGAGAGAACTTTATACCCGAACCGGAACTCGTCCAGGAAAAGGTAGCAACCTGCAACGATTCTCTCCTGGAGGAAACAGATCTTGGAATATAGGAACTGGAGCCCCTACTCTTCGCCTTAGAATCCCCTCCGCTTCGCTTCCGCTTCTTACCCCATGTCACAGTAGACATGATGCACCCCGCCTACGGTCCTGGATGATCCTGATTTCTAGCCGGGGTTTGTCCAAACCCGATTTCGGTTGTGGTTCTCTGCTTCTTCGCCTTGAACAGAAGGATGCAGTCCTTCAAGAACAAGGTATAGGCCAGATAGAAAACACCTACGCTGACCAAGATAACCACCAAAGCAATAACAACCTTACCGAAATCCGTTTGAGATGAACCCTGTGAAGGAGCAGTTACTGCAGGAGGGTCGTACGAATAATTCGTATCCGACGGAAATACCTGATACAATATACGCTCCATCAAATACCATCACATCGTATATGCTTTTATAGTGTGAACACCTTTAACCCTAGTGGGCGGGAACTTTTCTACTTTAAATCTGGACCGCTCGTGCTAAAGCACTCGCGATAAGGTGGGGCCACGCCGGT